AATGATATCAAGATGCATACACGTAATACAGAAAAGAATAGTGAACCCTTCGTAATGCCTGAGTATGTAGTGCCTTACGATAGGGAAAGTTTCTATGGCATACCTAATGACAAGCTGATGTATGATGTGAAGGAACATAGAGTGGTGTTCCCTGTCATACATGATGGCAGAGTTGTCGATGCTAGTGGTAGGTCATTGGGTAAACGAATACCTAAATGGAAACGATATGGAAAAAGTGACTTGCCTTTTGTCTCTGGACATGGTAAGGTCGCAGTAGTTGTTGAGGATTGTGTGAGTGCTTCAGTTATAGATAGTGAAGTATATGTTGGGGTAGCAGTATTGGGTACGTCATTGTCCGAATCACACAAGCAGTATCTCACACGATTCTCGACAGCAATAATAGCACTAGACCCTGATGCTCTACCCAAGATTATGGCATTTGCAAAGGAACTAAGAGCCTACGTAAATGATGTCCGAGTGCTACGTTTGAAAGATGATTTGAAATATATGAAGGAAGATGATATAAGAAACTTAACTAACTTAACCCCAAAGGAGAACCAATATGGAACTATCCCTACTACGTAGCTTGATGAATCAAGAGTTTTATATCGACCATCGTGGCTCTAAATGTCCTGACAGACTATTTAGTAAAGATGCTCGTAAGTTAAAACACACGATTGATTTCGCTATGAATAAATATAAACGAGATGTAACACCTGATGAGGTGGAAGCATTGTTCATGGCGAACAATCCATCTATGACTACTGCACAGAAGCATGGGTATAGTTCTTTGTTTAACACAGTTAAGCGAGAGCAACCTATGGGTAGTGATGTAGCACAAGATGTGTTGTCCAAACTATTCCAACAGATTATAGGAGAGGACATTGCCAATCTAGGATTTGATTTTGTCAATGGCACAGAGAAAAGTCTTAGACCATTACGTGATTTGCTAGACAAGTATAATGATAACTTCTTACCTGAAGTAAAGATTGAGTGGGATGATATATCATTTGATGCTATCATGGCTAAACAATCTGTGCAGATGAAGTGGACATTCAACATACCTGAGATGGCACGTAAGGTAGAAGGTGTAAATGCAGGATACCTTATCGAGGTAGGAGCTAGACCCAATACAGGTAAGACTTCCTTCCATGCATCTATGTTAGTAGGACCTAGTGGTATGGCAAGACAGGGTGCTAAGTGTGTGGTGTTGTGTAACGAAGAGTCTTATGACCGAGTTGCCTTCAGATATATACAAGCATCGACAGGCTTTCCTAAAGAAAAGATACAGGCTAACATACATGAAGCTAAACGTATCTACCAAGATGTCACTAAGAATGTTAAGATAAAAGATGTTAGTGGCGAAGACATGTCATGGGTTGAGACTATGTGTAAATCAGAGAGACCTGACATAGTTGTTCTTGACATGGGAGATAAGTTTGCTTCAGGTACTTACAGTAGACCTGACGAACAGCTAAAAGCTAATGCTATATATGCTAGACAGATAGCCAAGACATATAGCTGTGCTGTATTCTATATGTCACAGTTAAATGCAGAAGCTGAAGGTAGACAGGTTCTTAACCAAGCTATGATGGAAGGCTCACGTACAGGAAAAGCAGCTGAAGCTGACTTGATGTTACTGATTGGACAACCTGCTCAAGTAGAAGGGGTTGACGAACAGGCAACTTTAAGGCATATTAATGTTGTTAAGAATAAAGTAACAGGATGGCATGGTATGATTAATTGTAACCTTGACTATCGAACTGCAAGGTTCACAGCATAGAGGAGTAAGATATGAAACTTACATTAGATGTAGAAAATACTGTCACTAAACGTGATGGCAAGATGTATCTCGACCCATTCGAGCCTGACAATAGACTTGTCATGGTAGGATGTTTGACAGATAAAGGAGAAGAATATTTATATAGAGATGACTTCAGTGGTGTACAAGCACACTTGGATGAAGCTACTATATTAATAGGACACAACATAGCATATGATTTGATGTGGCTATGGGAGTGTGGCTTCAAGTATGATGGTCCTGTGTTCGACACAATGCTAGGCGAGTATGTCTTGCAACGTGGCAACAAGCAACCACTATCACTAGAAGCATGTGCTGAAAGGTATGAGTTAGATACTAAGAAGCAGGACACCTTGAAAGAATACTTCAAGCAGGGTGTAGGTGTTGATGAGATACCACCTGATGAGTTATCTTCTTACCTGTCAGCAGACTTACATGCAACACAGCAGTTGTCTGATAGACTAACCAAGAGACTGATGACTACTGATTCAGCCTTGATGGAATGTGTTGTACTTACTAACAGAGTTTGTGTTACTCTTGCTCACATATATAACACAGGCTTTGCAGTCGATGTACCTAAGTTAGAAGAGGTCAAGACACAGTTTGAGACAGAGAAGATGGATATAGAAAAGCGACTACAGGTTCAGATAAGAGCCTTAATGGGAGACACACCTATCAATCTTAATAGTCCAGAGCAAATGTCTTGGGTTATCTATAGTAGAAAACCACACGATAAGACTATGTGGGCAAATGCTTTTACTCCATACATGAGTAAGCAACACTTCAACGAAGTTGTATCTAGCAGTTCAGATATAGTATTCAAAACAAAAGCTGTAGCATGTAGAGAATGTAATGGTACAGGTCAGATAAGAAAGGTAAGAAAGAATGGAGTACTCTACAGCAATACAAATAAGTGTTTACATTGTTCTGCTCATGGCTATCTTCTTGACTCCACTAAGGTAGTTGCAGGGTTGAAGTTCAAAGCACCAAGTTCTAAGTGGGTATCTGCTAATGGATTTGGTGTATCTAAGACGAACCTAGATATGTTACAGAGCATGGCTAAACGTGTCAACATGACTGATGCTGTCAATTTTCTGACAGATGTCAAACGTTTGTCAGCCTTGGACTCATACCTAAGTTCTTTTGTAGAGGGTATCAAAGCACACGTTAAATCAGATGGTAAGCTTCATGTGAGATTATTACAACACAGGACTGCAACAGGTAGATTTAGTGGTGCTGACCCTAATATGCAGAATATGCCTAGAGGTGGTACGTTCCCTGTTAAGAAGGTATTCGTATCACGTTGGACAGGTGGCAAGATACTTGAAGCTGACTTTGCACAGCTAGAGTTTCGAGCTGCGGCATATTTATCACAAGATAAGGTGGCAATGGATGAAGTTTCTACAGGGTTCGATGTTCACTCGTATACGTCTAAAGTTATTACTGATGCAGGTCAACCGACTTCTAGGCAGGATGCGAAAGCACACACATTCGCACCACTCTACGGAGCAACAGGCTTCGGCAGAAGTAAAGCAGAAGCAGAGTACTATGAACACTTTACCAAAAAGTACACAGGTATCAAAGCTTGGCACTCCAGATTGGCTAAAGAAGCTCTAGAGACAGGCAAGATATCTACACCATCAGGCAGAGAGTTTTCTTTTCCTGATGTACAACGAAGAATGAATGGCACAGTAAGCTTCTTTACACAGATAAAGAACTATCCTGTACAGAGCTTTGCTACTGCCGACATAGTTCCTATTGTGTTGATACACATGGAGAACTTGTTAGCCAACTACAAGTCATGTATTGTTAATTCAGTACATGATTCTGTGGTGGTTGACATACACCCTGATGAGATACAACAGGTGTTATACCTCATCAAACTACTCAATAGTAGTCTCCAATCTATTATTGAGAATCAGTTTAATATACAGTTCAATGTACCATTATTACTAGAAGCAAAAATAGGTGATAATTGGCTTGACACTAAAGATGTTAGCTGATATAACTATAAAACATTTGACTCACAGAAAGGAGCAATACACATGGATAATAACTTAGTAACGATAGATACGAATAACTATGAAGCAATGGCTAAAGCAATGGGGATAGCAGGTGAAGGCACTAAGTCTTCAGATGCAAAGAAGACTCAACAGCTACCACGTTTCAGAATAAACCATTCACCAATCATGGGTGAGACCAAGATGAATGGCAAGAACGTAAACGTTGAGATAGTACAAGGTGGTACTTATAAGCTTGAGATACCTGACGGAGAAACTTACTACAGTAAGACAGCTTCAATCAGACCTTTCATGCAGAGGTTTATGTATAAGAGGTTCGTTAAGAACATGAACGCAAAGATGGGTGAGCCTATGGGTGTCTATCATAAGACAGTTATGGCAGACTCATTGAACTTAGACTTGAAAGATAATCAAGGTGGGTTCAACTGTGGTAAACCAGCAGGTTACATACAGGACTTCAAGGCACTACCTGAGAAGACTCAAGACTTAATCAAACAGATTAAGAGAGTACGTGTTATCTTTGGTATGGTTGATTTACTTGAGCCATCTAATAATAAAGGTGAGAGTGTTAACTTTGAATCTACACCATTCATATGGGAGATAGATAATAGAGATGCCTTCAAGACTGTCGGTGCTCCATTCACTAAGTTAGCACAGCTAAAGAAGCTACCTGTTCAGCATACTATTGCATTAGATACAGAGGAACGTAAGTTACCTAATGGTAATGTGTTCTATCTACCTACTAGTACATTAGATATAGCCAATAAGATTGACCTGTCAGACGAAGACCAAGTTATCTTTGGTGATTTCATGTCATGGATACAGAACTACAATCAATACATTGTAGGAGAATGGGATTCCAATGTAGGTGGTAATGCAGATGCAGATATGAAAGATATAGTTGAAGACTTTATCGAAGTGGATGCAAGCTAATGAATCACCGTGCTGAATTGGCGATACATAAGTTACTAGAAGATGTACTTGCTTCCAAAAAGCAGATGTCAATGGAGACTATTGAAGGTGTAGCATCTGATATAAAAGATGCTATGGTTCGTCAGTTCGGAACTAAGAATGACAGGGGGGATTTTAGATTACGTATGTCTAACATAGGTAAGCCTTCCTGTCAGCTTTGGTTTGACAAGAACCATCCTGAGAAAGCATTACCGAAAGGTAATAACTTCTTAATGACTATGATGATTGGTGATATAGTTGAAGCTGTATTTAAGGGTATACTTAAAGAAGCAAAGATTGATTATCAAGATAGTGAAGAGGTAGCCTTAGAACTAGAAGATGGTACTAAGGTTAAAGGTACATACGACTTAGTGCTAGATGATTGTGTAGACGATATAAAGTCTGCATCTGATTGGTCTTACAAGAATAAGTTTGATTCATTTGAGTCGTTAGCAAATGGCGATAGCTTTGGTTATGTAGGTCAACTTGTTGGGTATGCGAAAGCGAGTGGTAAAAACATAGGTGGTTGGTGGGTAGTGAATAAGTCTACAGGACAGTTCAAATACGTATCAGCAGGAAATGCAGACACAACTCACGTCTTAGGTAACATCGAGAAGACCGTTAAGCAAGCTAGAGCTAAAGACTTAGTGAGATGCTTTGAGCCTGAAGAAGAAACCTTTAGAGGTAAAGCTACAGGCAATCTTGTTCTCAATAAGAACTGTAACTTCTGTGACTTTAGATATACTTGTTGGGATACTCTTAAAGAGTTACCTGCACAGAAGTCACAAGCCAAAGAACCTAAGATGGTTCAATACATAAAGGTGGCATAATGTTTCCTTCTCACAAGGCAACACGTGCTGCTTACAAGTATGGGTATAGGAGTGGACTAGAGCATAAAGTTTCCATGGCTCTTGATACGATAAACTATAATTATGATTATGAATCTATCAAGATAGAGTGGGAAGACCTAGCCTACAGAACCTATACCCCTGACTTTATATTAAGTAA